TGATCTGTATTAGAGACTTAGACTTGAATAAATGTGCTTCATCACCTATAATAACACCATAGTCTTCAAAGAAAGATCTTTCTAATTTATATACAGATTGCCAGGTCGTAATTGTAACTGGAGCTTCATTACTTTTTTCCCTACCAGAATAGATACGGTGACAATATGACTCAGCATCCCAACCATAATCAAGAAAATCCTTGTACATCTGCTCTACAAGAGATGTCGTTGGAACAACTAAAAGGATTTTTTCTCCTCGGTCTACATAATATCTCACGAGAGAATAAATCATCAAAGATTTGCCTGAAGCAGTGGGGCTTATCAGTAACTTTCTGTTATGCTTTAGAGCACCGTATACTCCCTCAATTTGGTATTTACGAGGAGTGTGAGAACAAATAGAGTTCATATAATCCTTAACACCTTCTAAGGAAATATTATCATTTTCTTCAAATGGTGTGCCATAAAATTTATTATCTTCAAACTTATAACTATATCCGTAGTTCTCACAGAAAGATACAATCTTATCTAACAGACCAACATAAATCTGCTTAGACCTCATATCGTAAAGGTGAATCTCTCCGTTCCAATTCCTTCCACGATACTGTGGCATAAATTTTGCATTAGGAACCTCAAACTTAAAGTGATCTCTAAGTTCATATTCTATATGAGGTTCAGTATTAATTTTAAGAAATACTTCGTTGGATTTTGATATAACAAGATTTACACTAGTGTCAATCACGTAGATCCATTCATCTACGAATATTTATTACATATTGCTAAACCTATGTTCTAGCATAATTCTATAGAAGTGATCGCGCATAGCAAATAAATCTTCTTGCTCATGTGGAGGACCACCGGACCATTTTTGACAGGCCTGCGATAACCCAGTATGGATAATACGAACTGCTTGAATTGGCAGTTCTAATTGATAATACTGTTCTTCGTTTTCCATCTGATTATTTAGTGTTTTGTATCCATGTTTTGAAACTTGATAAATCCCACTGACCATATTTTTCAGGAACAGATTCATTATCTATCAAAGACCATACAGATTCCATAGATCTATTGCTACACACGTTCACTAACGCATCGAATAAAGTATCATCAAACTCTAATGAGGTTGCATAGTCCCAAAAAGGGGTGTTGTATTTAGATCCAGACTGATACAACCATAGTAAATAATTTTGGATTTTAATTATGTACGAAAATATTTCATCATACGTCTGTTTCCTAGACATTCCTCCTAGCATATAACTCAAATATCTGTTAGTTGCCTGTACATATGCTGGATTTGAGTTTGCTTCTAAAGGTTCTATAAACATTAATTTATTACCATTTAAAAAAATTCTATCGTCAATCATAAATTGATTGGATATGTAATTTGAAAAGTTTAAATTATCAGTAGAATCAATTCCAAATATATCTCTAAAGTTTTCTCTTGCTTGCTCTACTGTTGTTATATCTTTATTGAAGAGATATCCATGAGAAACAGAATCTATATTTGGAATTCTGAAACACCATCCATCTGGAGTAGCAACACAATCTGTCCAGTGAAGGTTATCTTCTTTTTCAGATCTACCCAGCAATACAGAGTTAATCGGATTAGTTAGCGTGGTATAGTTATCAAAAGATGTTGGTTTACCAGAACAATCAATAATGTAATCCGAATCTACATCATTATAATCTTTTATATTTTTTTCTATTACTTTAAATTTGTTTGACGAAAGAATAAACTCTCTAAACTTATTTACATCATAGTGCGCTGCAGAATAACCCATACCAAAAGGATGAAAGAATTTGTCTTTCTTCTTTCCCCAGTTTTTATACATGATTCCGTGCTTTATCGTGGCTTCAAATGGATTGTCTGCCCAATCAACATCAAAGACTGTAGATAATAAATTCATTATTCCAGGAACAGTTCCTTGGCCCACCTTCTCTGGTGGTACATTAGGATCATGAATAAGTTCTACTTCCCAATCAGGTCTATTAACAAATGCATAATATCCTTGAACTGCGGAGAGTAAACCAGCAGATCCTGCACCTATGATGGATAATTTTTTCATCCCAATCCTGAATTAAATCTCATAAACTCTATTGCGTTTTTGATTTGATATGTGCGATTATTAATTTGTTTTAGAATACTTTCGATGTATACTAACATCGTATCATAGTAGTCTATTTTCAAACATACTGTAGACAATTTTTCGTCAGCGTCAAGATACTTTTGCATCGTATCTTTGTCACGAATTTTTTTGGGAAAAGGATTATCTATGTACACATCAGGGTCAGCTTTACCACTGAAGTATTCATATCGTTCGTGTCTGATATTCTTTCTTTGTTGCTCTGCTTTCTTTCTCATAAGAAAGATGGTATTATATAATTCAAAGTACTTCGCATGGAGAGTGGGAACATTCGTGGACTCTGTATGGAGGTTATCCATATCAATCTTAGAATCTTTTTCCCACATTCCTTGAAGTGCATCAAGGTCGATCATAAAGGATTGCCACTCATATCTATTATATCATAGATAGTATACTTGAAACTTACGTCTGCTGTAAAGTACTCGATATCTGTATCAGTTGCATCAAAAGTAACAGTTGATAGTGTATATGGAAATACATCTTTAAAAGTAACTTGAAATTTAGGAACAAGGTTATTACTGAGGATTTGTAGTGTAGCATCTGAATAGATGTTTAATCCTTCTCTGGTGTATGCTCCACCAACATCACCCCTTCCAAGTTTTTGAAGGTCTCTAATATCTTTTTCTGATTCTGGATAACCAAGTCCACGGATCCACTTTTGCAATTCCATATAGTTTACAAGATCTTCATCAACCAAGAATCTTAATGTTAAATCTCCAAACTGAATCTTATCTCCAGGGACATCAACGTCCTTGAGGTAAGATGGTTGAACTGCAATACCAAGATCCAGAGATGGTATGTTTGCCTGATTACAGAAGAAAGCAACCCCTGGACTTCTCTTAAGAGCAAATTTAAATCCAGTGGGTGATAGAAAGTTCCTATTTAAAATAGGAGTTCCAAATCTAGTGTCAGATACACCGTCTCTAGCAGCCATAATTATTCACTAACAATAGTGGCGTTGGCAAAATGCTTCGGAGTATAAGTTACACCATTCTTGGTAACAGTGGTTGCTTTATCCGCATTAGCATCTGCTTCGTTTACATAGACTTTTCTGTCATCGTACAGATCGGTCCAAGCATTACCACCCTTATAATATACATCACCAATAGTTGGATTCAAAACGCTTGAGGTTTTAATGTGAAAAGGCATCTTACTTAGTTCTCTACATGCTTATTTAGACAAAAAAAGAGGGTCCGAAGACCCTCCAGTATAACCTTGTGAAAATGGATCACATAAGGTTCTTGACAGTAACGCGACGGTAGTAGCGGTTGCTGTTGCTCGTAAGAGCACCAGATCCCTGGGAAGTACCCTGTGCAAATGGGTTTGCGATGATACCGTAGCGGGTCTTGAATCCAATTTTTGGTTGGAAACTGTTCTCGCCAACGGCACGAACCATCTGAAGGGGAACGTATGGGCAGTAGAACATACCTGCGTCGTAAGGTGAAGAACCTTTGTAACCAACAACGTAGTATTGGTTAGCAGAGACGTTTGCCGAATAAGGATCGATGTATACACGATACTTACCTTGGAGAACACCAGCGAAGGTGTTACCGGTGTCATCAACGTTCAGGTTAGCGTTGAGTGCAGGGGTGTAATCGAGCACACCAGCCATGGTCAGTGCAGACGCTACGTCAGCAGAGCACATGATGATGTTGCCCTTCCCGCGACGAGTTCTTTGTGCGATTGCGTTCGCATCTCTCTCGATTTGGAAAAGAAGACCCTTGAACTTCTCAACAGACCAACGTCCGTTGGAGTCGATGTCCAGGTCAAACTCACCAGCAGTAGCGGTGTTAGCAGCAGCACCTGGTTCAGCAACCTTATAGATGGTTCTGATGACTTCTCTGTTGATTTCCGCAAGGATTTCAGTAGAGAGGATGTTAGCAAGTTCTGCTTCAGCGTTCAGACCGTGGATTGCCTTAAGGTCTTGTGCCAGTTCCAAGGAGTACTCTGCTTTGAGTGCTCTGGACTTAGCGGTTACGGTGACTTTCTCGATCGAGAATGCCATCTGGTTGAATGCGTTAGCACCTGTTCCGTCGAGTGATTCGGCGGAGTCGGTACGCATACCCTGACCGACGTTGTATGCAGTCTTATCTGCACTACCGGTTGGGTTGAGGACTGAAGGGTTAGTACCTGTCTGTGAAGTAGTACCTAAACCAGCAGCAGCACCAGTGAAACCATTAGCATCATCAAGACCCTTAGGTTGTCCAGAGAATGCGGTATCTGCTTCATCGAAGAATGCTTCGGTGCCAGACTGGTTGGTGTAGCGGGAACGCATCGCGAAGATGAGTCCAGTAGGTCCACTCATAGGTTGGACGCCAGCCAGGTCATATGCGACCAGGTTAGGCATGGAGCGTCTGATCAAGGAGATCAGTACGGGGTCGAAACCAGCAACAGGACCTGTTGCGGTTGCGGAACCGGAGAATCCACCGTTTCCTACTTGGTTGGTTGGTTGCTCAGTAAGCATTCCACCTTGCTCGAAGGAGGATTGCTCACGGAGGAATTTTTCTTGGTTTTCTAACAGGACTGCGGTCACTGCTCTCTTGTGATTGTCTTTGATTGAATCAAGACCCTCATGATTGAGGAGAGGTGCCCACTTTTCCTGCAGATGTTCAGATTGGAACATTTGCTTTAAAGGGTAATGTTTACGTTTGATTTAATGTTAAATTCAGTTGTTCTTGCTAAAAGAACCGAGAGTTCTCAGGTATGCAGCCATGGTATCAGAGTGAGACTCTGATCCAGAGTGATCTACACCCTCAGAGAGGGTTTCGGTCTTAGCAGCGGAAGACTCTTTCCTGGAGTTGAAATACGACTCCTTGAGTGTTTCCAGCTTTTCACGATATTGTACTTCACTTTCAAACTCTACACTTTCGGAAAGTGAGGCGAGCTTCTCTTTCTGTGTCTGTGCTAGACCTTCAGAGACTTGATCCAGGATTCCATCAGCAGTTGCCTCTGAGAGACGACCGTTGAGGGAGATATTCTTTTCAATTTGCTCGTTGAGTTTTGTCTCCATATCATCTAATTTTTCTACCATGCTCTCAAGCACATCATACTTATCTTCAGGAATTGATACATAATGTTCTTCAAAAAGACCCTTCATTCCTTCAAGGAATGATTCGGTCATCTCAGACTTAAGTCCGTTTTCAACTGCGAGTGCATTCTCTTCGAACCACTCGTCAGCAACATACTCAAGATAAGAATCAACTCTTTCTGCGAGTGATTCTTTTGCTGCTTCGATTTCCTCAGCAAGCTTCTCTTGGTATTGTGCTTCCAGTTCTTCTTTAATACCAGCAACCTTTGCATTGATTGCTGCTTCAAAGATGGTCTTTGCCTTTTCTTTGAATTCTTCGGAGAGTTCTTCACCACCGAGGAGGGCATTAACGTCCTCTTCGACATCATATTCGGCAATGGTTTCGGTTTCTTCTTCAGTAGAGATTTCCTCTTCTTCAATAGTTTCTTCGGTTGAAACTTCTTCCTCTTCCTTCATACCTTTCATGGGGTCTGCGGATTTTGCTCCTTTGTTTACAACATCTTTTACTTGCTTGAGAGTTCCGCCGGGAGTCTTCAGTTTTGCTGAATCATCATCGGTTTTGTAATTCTCTGGGGTAGGACCACCAAGATCTTCGTAAGGAGCGGCAACTGAAGTATCCATAGGATCAGCAGGTTTTGCTCCAGCATTTACAGCTGTCTTGGATTGGGGTGTCTTTACTTCCATTTCTTGTAATTTTTTTCCACGAGACATGTGAACTCTCCGTTTTTTCCGTATTAAAACTATATTTATTTATAAAATTAAAGATTCGTAAGGAAATCATTAAAGATACTTAACTTTTGTTCGTCAAGTTGCTTCTGATCTACTAACGTGTTAATCTGTTTGTATGTTTTTTCTGCATACTTCTCACGAAGAATGCCTCCATCCCATACCCAATCCTTACCTTCCATAATGCCTTCAACGAAAGCATCAGGTGCAGAAGGATCAGCAACGATATCAGCAGCAGTTGCTAACATAAAATCGTCACCGACAATGTTAACACCCTCACGGGTCTGCTTTAATGAACCAATACCACGAGATGAAACACCAAGTTTTACACCTTCTTCAATAAGTGAAGATGCAATTTTACCCATAGGGGTAC